AGGAGCGCAAGGCTGCCATCGAGGCGTGTCGCAAAGACCCTGCTAAGATGGTTGCACGTTACTTTGCTCACTATGCCGATGCTCCTTGTGCTGACTTTCAATTGCAATGGGCGGCAATGGTGGGGAAGAACCCTGCTTTTAAAGGTTTCTGTCAGTGGGGGCGTGCGCTTGCCAAATCGGTGTGGAACGATATTTTTATTCCCTTTTGGCTATGGCTGCGGGGTGAGCCTGTGTACTTCGTGATCATCGGCAACTCACAGGAGCGTGCCGAGCAGCTTCTTGAGGACATACGGGCAGAGTTTGAGGTGAATGCTCAAATCCTCGCTGACTTCGGCGAGCAGAAGCAGCTTGGCAGTTGGGAAGATGGTTTTTTCATCACCAAAGGGGGCTTTATTGCTCAAGCATTGGGTATGGGACAGAACACCCGCGGGCTGCGCGTAAAGAACAAGCGTCCTACGCACATCGTAGCGGATGACTTAGAGGATAGGGAAATCAATAAAAACCCACGGCGTCAGGCTGAGATAGCTGCGTGGATAGATACGGCTGTTATCCCTACGATGGATGGTAAGTACAGGCGTTTTATTCAGGCTAACAATCGCTTTGCTCCTGTGATGATACAGACGCTTTTGCAGGAGAAGCACCCTACTTGGCGCGTACATCAGGTGAATGCCTATGACCCTGTAACTTTTGCTCCTACGTGGGCAGGGAAGTACCCCGCGGATTACTTCTACGACTTGGTCTATGGGGATAATGGCATTGGCGAGCTGGCGGGCAATGCTGAGTACAACAATGCCCCGCACGTGGAGGGGGTGGTATTCAAAGATGAGCAGTTCCAATGGGTGCCGCTGCCGCAGTTGCGCACTATGGAGTACATCATCGGGCATTGGGATATTGCCTACGCTGGCAACACGACCAGCGACTACAATGCTGTGGTGGTGGAAGGCTTAAAGGAAGGGCGTTTTTACGTGATAAATACCTTCTGCCGCCAAAGCAAGATGCGCGCTGCTGTGGAGTGGATGTGCGACTTTCAGAGGGGGTTGCCTGCCTCGGTGGTGGTGCATTGGCAGTACGAGGCGCAGTTCTGGAATGATGAGGTGCAACGTGTATTAGAGGAAGTACAGCGCGAGCGAGGGGTACGCCTGAACATCTTTAAGCGCACTCTTGATAAGACTAAGAAGTTCGACCGCCTAATGAGCTTACAGCCTTACTACCAAAATGGGCGTATCTACTACAACGAAAAGCTCAAAGGCTCGGTAGATATGCAAACGGGCACGGGGCAACTCAAAGGGATAGAGCCCAATTATAAAGTGAACGACGACTGGCCTGATGCGCACCAAATCGCAACCAATGACCTCGAAGCCTATATGCCCGAGAAAACCTTTAAGGCGGTATTCGTCAAACCCAAGGGTATCAACCGCTGGTAGGTGCTACGAGCACACCGAAGTACTACGAGTACACCGAATTAAATATTATATACTATTATGCAATACCTTAAGAAAGAACAGTTAATATCGAAAGCCCTTGAGCGCGCCATAGACGAGAGTAGCAAAGACTTTGAGCAGGCACTTGCTGAAAGTGAGAGTGAGCATATCGCCATTTTTAAAAGTCTTTTAAAACGCTTTTACAACGTGGAGGCTATTTTTGATAAAGATAAGCCTATCTACAACCCTCTGTTGGGGCGTATCCTCACCTTCTTAGTGCTCTCGGACGTCTTTTCGCGCAATGCCTACCGCAAGTACAACGCTAATAGCTTTACCGAGAAGAACAAAGAATGGGCAGAAAAAGAGCTTGAAAAGCTCTCTAAGGGTATCATCATCTTAGAGGACTTGCCTAAGAAGCCCGACGACCCTAACAACAAGAAAGCCGACAGCATTTTCGGCAACCTCAGAAACGAAGATTTTTACATATAGAGATGAATATATTTAGCAAAGCATACCAAAAGATAGAAGGCTTTGTACTGCGTAATGCCTCGTACTTAGCCTTAAAAACAGCCTTGGGCACTTCTCCGCGCAGCAGTGCCCCCAGTACTACGCTTCAGTATAGGGCTAAGATGCTCCGCGTGCAGACCTTACAGAGTTGGAAGAGTGCTGTAATGCTCGCCACTGACCCCGAGAACCCTGACAAGGCACGGCTGCGTGAGCTTTACGACAACTTAGAACAAGACAACCACCTCGGCTCGGTGGTCGAAAGCCGTATTGCCAAAACCCAGCAGTCGCCCTTCAGAGTGGTAAACGAGCACGGCGAGCGCGACGATGAGGCTAAAAAGCTCTTCGAGACCGTGTGGTTTCAGGATTTTGTAAAGTACGTGCTGATGAGCAAATTTCAAGGCACTACCCTCTTGGAGCTCATCAAAACCGACGGAGAAGGACGCCTTACCGAAGTTACCGAAATACCCCAAGGACACTTCAACGCCCTGAAAGGTATCATCCTCAAAGAGGTAGGCGACACCACAGGCACCTCGTACAAAGACGGCAAACTCAGCAACTATTACATCCAAATAGGCAAAGACTACAACGACCTTGGGCTCTACACCCTCGTCGCTCCTATCGTCCTTGCCAAAAAGCTCGGCTTAGGCTCGTGGTTAGACTACATTGAGAAGTACGGTGTTCCACCTCTGTTTATCACCACTGACCGCGACGATCAAACACATATAGACCAGCTGCGTGAAGCCGCCGAGAACTTTAAAGCCAGCCCCTTTATGATAGGCGTAGGTGCTGATAAGTTTGAGATACCTAACCTCACAGGCGGCAACAACGGCGAGGGCGTATTCGATAGCCTTATCAAGCGTGCCGACAACGAGATTTCCAAACGCTTCTTAGGCGGCACAGGATTAACCGACGAAAAGGGCTTTGTAGGCTCAGTAGAAGTGCAATTTGAGCTCGCCTCCTTCCGCTTTGAGTCGGACAAGATACTGGTAAAGCACTACATCAACACCTGCCTCATTCCGCTATTGGTAAAGCTCTCACCTCTCTACGCCCCACTCGCCTCCTTGCGCTTTGAATGGGACGATGAAGAGCCAATGACCACCGAGAAGCTCTGCAACATCGTCCAAACCCTCGGCGCACATT